GCAAGTGATATCTCCTGCCCAATACTCAAACATACTGGAGCCAAAGAACAACGACGAGGGGTGGAATATCCCTGGGGGTGATTCGTGTAGAACACCTGGTGCAATGTTTACACTGTTGGCAATATTCCAATCTGTCACAAGCATGGATGACTTGGTGGAGACATAATCAAAGGTGGTATCCCCAGGTTCCGATAGGGGGATACGATCCGGGGCCACACTGTTTTGAACGGCGGGATCTAAAGCGAAACCAAAGGAAAAATCTGGTTGTCCGGATGCCAGCGCCGGGTTGGGCCATTGCCTGACGACCATAGCCTGTTGAGGCTCGGCGGGGGGTCTCGACCAGCCGAAAAATTTAGCAATGTCAGCACCCAAAGCTAAACCCTTCTCTACAGGTGCCATCCAAGGGATGGGAATAAGAGCAGCAACTTGCGACGCATAAGTTAGCGCCCTACTCATTTGCCCTTCGGGGTACTCCTTACCTTGAGGAACAATCACGTTAAGTTCAACATTTTCGTAATGAGCATATACGTCAATCGTAATCGTGGGAGGAGTAGTCCCGTTGGCAAACTTGAGCGCATTGATCTCCTCGCCAAAGAGCTGCCAATCATACTCAGGAGGTGCACTCATGTAGGTTCTCACAAGGGGATACTTCAATCGTAAGCTACCCGCGGTAGCCGTGGAATAGTCTATATCCAGATGTGGAAGAATAGATGTAGTAACCGGCTCTCCATAAGAATAATTTAACGAACCCGCATCATAAGTCCCAAACACGGCCCGATTGGGGACGGCCCACATTCTAAACAATCCCATGGCTTGTGAACTACCAGTATAGGAAAAGGTCAGGACAAGATCTCCCCTAAACAAGTCCCATCTGTTCACAACATCCGCGACGGCCGGCAACGCACGCCAAAGGTCATATGGTGTTATGTTAGCGGGAGTACCGGAGCTGAAAGTGTAGATCAACCTTGGCCGGGCAAGGTAGTCGTTTAAGTTGGTGTCGGTTGGTTTAGAGCGCAGACCCCTAGCGCCTGATCCAACGGATTCGATGTCTTTGGCCACAGTACCAATGGTAGTGACTGGGGCTTCGAATACTTCGTTGGAAATTGAATCTTTGTAATTTAATTCTGCGATGGATATACAAGCATGTGCACCATCATTGCACATACAGGTGTTGTGAACTGGGCATTCCTCTCGGCGCCTCATTTTCCTTGCACAGACTTCTCTCGACTCGCTCACAGATCGGAGTGTTTCAATGAAGGATCCTTCCAGTATAAGCCCTGGTCGCCCGGCCTGTTGGACTATTACTGGATCAATATCCAGGTCCGGTTCATTAGAAAATTTTTGCGTGGTTTCTCGCCACGTTTGGAAGGTACCAAGAGAATACTCCAACCCCAAGTCCCTGCTAGCTGGCCAAGTCACGTCAGGATAAATCTTCGATAACCTATCTCGAAGACTGTGAAATTCATCATCGCCGTGCATCCACATCTCCCGGAGAGCACACGAAGCGGCAGACCTATTTCTAACATCTTCACTAAGGTTGTCCACAATACCTGTGACATAAGCCAATGACTTAAAAATGGAATCCTTCTCCAACGGAGCATAGCATCTATCACCCACCCACACAAAGCGGCGTTTTAGATACCCAGCCTCAGCTAGAGGTTTAAACCCTAAGGAAGCCGACTTATCACTAGAAGTGACTTGATAGCCCATTTGTTCTACATCTCTGGCGAAGGCAGCAAGACTGAACTCACTCTGAGGAACCTTTGTCAACAAGAGATCATCTCCCGTTGCAACCAGTCCTATCTCTCTACGAATGGGGCTCACCGTAGCCAGGGCTGGGAATAACAATGGTCCTTGTTTAAGTCTAGAGATATAAACGAGCATCTTATTAATCACGCAATTCCCAACAATGGTATCGGTCCTCCCCGAATACCATGCGAACATAGTCACCAACCAGTCACCATGGAGGTTAAGTGCAGATCTAGCAGCCTTCATCAAGACTCGACCAACCGCACGCTGATCCACATAGGAATAACCTATCCGCTCTGCGACCTTCACCATGAACTCGATGTAATACGAGTGAAGAAATTTGTGGCGAAGATCATATTCCTTGTGGTCACCATCAAACACCTCGGGGGAATAGGATTCTAAGTAAGTAGCCAACTGCTTCCATTGATCGGAACCCGCATTCATGGTGATATTCACACTACTCTCAAGAGGATGACTAGCTAAATAGTAGATCAGAGGGAGTAATAATGATCTCATCGCCAAACCCAGTGCGTGGTCTCCTACATAGAAAAGGCGCCCCTTAGCCAATGTTGTTTTAGCTATGGGGTAAGCCTCATCCTTAACGGTGGCCACAACGGCATCCATAGTCAAAGGACCTTCACCATACACCTCAGTCATTATCCGGTTATATTCGGACAAAACCTTAGGATGTACCTCCCATGTGCCATCATCACGCATAGTATAGGCGTTAGCCTTGGTAACACCACAAGCACGCAGTGTTGATCCTATGGACTTAGAATTGTCACGTGGATTATAAAGCGTGTTCCGTGGATCTCCAGCTATTGCCCTATAAAGGTCAAGAGGGACGGACCTTTGACCGATAGGAAGATCATCTATCATGTAACGCATAGCCTCTCGAACAAAACCAGGATCCTCATAACCATGATGCACAGAAGCTAACATACGATATATCGTA